AAGTTAAGTTGTTAAAAAAAATAATTTAAAAAAAGGAAAACAAAATGTTTATTCACGCAAGAGATTATGATGAAGCTTGGAACAAAATATTCGATGATTATGCTGATGATGTTTTAAGCGAATTCGTTAGAACCAAGAAGTGCACAATAAACATTGAATATGGTTCTTGTAGAAGATATGAATACAATGGTGCTGACGATTACGATTGTCAAACAGATGGAGTTATAGAACTAACTCTTGGAGAATTTATTGAAGAGTTAGGATATTGTGAATTTCTTGAAATGATAGGAGGGTGATATGGTTAAGCTAATTTACACTACACCGTTGGTTCTGATAGCTAACGGTATAAGAATGAGCCACGATAATCATCATTTAAGTGATTCAGAACCAAGTGCTGTTGGTTCTAAAGATTACGATTTAATTAAGAGAGTTGGGTTTAAGTTAAAACACGAAAGCGTATTAGAGCATAGTTTGTTAGTGTTTGAGTTTACAATTAGTAGAGCTTTATTGCAAGAATTATCAAGACATAGAATAGGAGTAAGTCCTACTGTAAAATCAACAAGGTACACACTTGTAAAAGATTTAAAAAACGAAGAACCGTTTCTTGACGGCTTTAGTGAAGTTAAAAAAGATACATATGGAAGGGCAAGAAAATATGTGTATCTTACTGGTTCTGATGTTGATTATGGAATAGTTCAAGCTTTGGATTATGTTAGATGGTTGGTTCAGAAACCGTATAGAAAGCTTGGAAACGATGTAATCAAATATTCATTACCTGAAGCGTTTTTGACTAAAGGACAATGGAGTTTTAATTTAAGAAGCTTATTACATCTTTTAAGATTAAGAACCAATAAGGATGTGTTGTTTGAATTTAGAACGTTATGTATTGATATTATTGACTCATTGCCTGATGAATGGAAAAAATTGGTTCTAACTGATGAAAAAATAGGGAGTAATTATGAGGAATATAAAAAGACTTTTGGAAACTAAAGACAGAGCTAAAACTGTCTTTAATTCTATCAATGAACCTGTTGTTGAAATTGTTGAGTTGAAAAAGTTACAAGAAACTGGAATTTTTGGTTGCAAGAATGGTGTTATTACTTATTTTTATTTCACTTCTAAACCATATGAAATAAAGGAGATAATCAATGGGACAAATTAAAGTTGTGTTTGGAATAGACGAAAACGGTGAAGATATTTTTGTAATTCAAAAAGCAAATATGTTTAAAGTTCTATACGAAGAACCAAGAGAATGGATAGATTTATTTCAACAGTTTAATCTTTCCCATCAGGAAATGGATTATGTTCAAGAAATGTTTGAAGAGTGGAAAAACTGGTATAAAAGGATTAGAGGATGAACAAATATCCTGTATATAAGAAAAATGATTTTATGGTTGTTAAATTCTTTGATAAGAATATATGTAGTGTTGAATTTATCTTTGATGAGGATAAAGCAATTTAATATTTTAATACATACGATTTAGGTGATGTTTATGATTGTTATCATTATAATGAGGATGTCAATGATAAACAATGTCAAGACGTCTTATATAATGAAGAAAAAGAACTATGGGACGGTCAGCCTGTATTTGTTTGTTATAACGATTGGAATATAGGCAGAAGTGTAGAGTTTTATGATGCTAAAAATCATCGTATTTTCAGCAATAATTGTAACAGAAACGGCGTAATATACGATAATTATGAACCATATCCGCATTTAACCGATGAATGGATAATTAAAGCATACAACAAACTTAACTTTGAAAGTTAAAGGAAATAAAATGACATATGATGAACTTTATGGAATTGATATCAATGAATATTGTAAAAGACATAACATTACCGTTGATGATTTGATAAGAAAAACAGAAGTTGATATTGAGATTTTGAAAAATAATTTGCATAAACAAACATATAAAGAACCAACTGACTGGACACTTGTTGGTTCTATAAACAAACTGTTAAATAAAAAGGAAGCTCATTTAAAAAGGCTGAAACAATGGAAAAGAGAATCAGAGAAGTGTTTAAATTAAGTGAGATAAACGGATTTGAATATGATGAAAAAACAGGTAAATGTAGGTTCTTTTACAATAATAAGCTTATAGTTGGAGAGTTACTTGTTTTTAATAGAAACAAAAATGAAATACTAATAGAAAAGGATGTGTAATGTGTTGCGTTAAAGAAATAAAAAGATTTCAAACTGATAGATTATTAGATAAACAACCATATAATCATAAAACTGAAGTTCTTCATATTCTTGAGGAACTTGTTGAAATGTTAGGATTTGAGAGCTTGTACGCCAGAGATAGGGCAGAAACTATTTATCAACATTTTATTTATTATGAACCAGTTGAGGATGATAAACTTGTTGATGCTTATGCTGATATTATCGTATTTGCTATTGGTTCTATTATGAAGCTTGGATATGAACCAGAGTGTGTTCTTAATGAAGTAGCTAAAGAGATAAACAGCAGAGTTGGTTCTATTATTGATGGTAAATTTATTAAAGATAAAAGTCCTGAAGCAAGAGCCAAATGGTATAAGGCTGATTATGAAAAATGTAAAAAGGATAAAGATGTTTAAAGATGAAATCAAAAGAGAGATGAAAAAACATCTAAACGCTCTCTCTCAAAATGATTTTGAACCACTGTATCTTGAAGAGGCTGAAACACTGGTTCTGATAGGAGAAACAGATGAGTTTAGATTTATTTATGATGGAAGAAAAGTTTTAACTAAATGGTTAAAAGGAAAATCGTATTTTGAAAACATATCAGCAAATAACATATTAAGAGATTTGCATAAGGTTGGAATGAATTGTATTGAAAACGGACTAGATATTAAAGAACAGTTGCAAATGACTTTATAAAGGAGAGCCAATGAAAGTGTTAGAACAGAGAGGAAAAATATACGGAGATTTTAAAGATATTGCAAAAACAACTCAACAGATAAAAGATATGTATTATATTGATAATGCACAGGAATTGGATCCTACAATAAATGAAGCTTTTGATATGGTGGCTCATAAGCTGTCAAGGATAATCAACGGTGGTTCAAGATACGCTGACAATTGGCGTGACTTGAGTGCATACGCACAACTTGTGGTTCAGTATCTTGAAAATGAAGCCGACAAGGCTCTTGATTCTAAAGTTGTTTATCTGAAAAAAGAACCAGGAAGAGATTGGACAGAGGTTAAAGATGACTAAAAAGCAACTAAAGGAAAGAGCTTTAATGCTTTTTATCTTTTCGTTTATGAAAGAAGGTTTCAGACTTTTAGATATAGAACCAACAGAGGTGGATTTGTCTAAATTCAATGATGAGTATGATGTTAAACTTATTACTTTTTATAGACAAATGAAAAGAATAAGACCTACATATACTCAAGAGAAAGTTGTTAATTTCTTTTACAAAAGATTAGAATCTATTGAAG